AGTTATCAGACCTGACCTCCAAGATTAAAGGAACCTTAGTAATGGTTGACAAGACCCTATCAGAAGGCAAGGCTAAGTCAATCCTTGGGGTTTCTGGCTCTAACGTACACAACGGCCAAATCCGTGCGGATGAGTTCCTCCCAGAACTTCGCGGCAAGAAAGCCATTCGTACCTACCAGCAGATGAGGGATAACGATGCCACTATTGGTGCTGTCCTTTACGCTGTAGAGCAAATCCTACGGGATGTAGACCTCAAGGTTAAACCTGTGGATGATAGTGACCAAGCTAAGCTAGAGGCTAACTTCGTAGAGCAAGTCCTTGAGGATATGGAACACACTCTTGATGACCATATCAGTGAGGCCCTCTCTTTCCTAGGGTTTGGCTTCTCATGGTTCGAGGTAGTTTACAAACGTAGGGAGTCCACAAGTTCCCTCAACCCCAAGAAGAAGACTAAATACCCAGACGGTAGGATTGGTGTTCGTAAGCTAGCCTCTCGCGCTCCATGGACAGTCTCTAGGTTTGATGTAGACCAGAAGACGGGTGACATCCTCGGTATGTATCAAGACACAGGTCAGGCATACTCAGACGGTAAGCATTACATCCCCACTAAGAAATCCCTTTACTATCGTACCACGGTAATCAACAATGACCCTTCGGGTAGGTCTATCCTCCGTAATGCCTACACAAGTTACACGTACTTAAATAACCTACAGACTATTGAGGCTATTGCAGTTGAACGTGAACTGGCTGGTATTCCTGTTGCTCGTATCCCTGCTGACTACTTGGCTGCTGATGCTAGTGCAGAACAGAAGTCCTTCTTAGGTGGTGTACAACAAGTTCTTCGGGATACCAAGTTTAACGAACAAGGTTATATTATCCTACCTTCGGATATGTACCCAGATAAAGATGGTGCACCTAGTAATACTCGCCTCGTAGACATTGAACTCATGTCTGCTAGTGGTAACCGTAACATCGACATTGACCCAATCATTCGTAGGTATCAACATGACATTGCCCGAAGTGTTCTCTCTGAGTTTCTTATGTTGGGAGGCGGTTCGACAGGTTCCTACGCCCTTTCAAAGAGCAAGACTGATCTGTTCCTACGCGCTCTTGAGGCTTACATCCAAACTATCGTAGACGTTCTCAATAAACAACTTGTAGAACCCCTTTGGCAGTTGAACGCTCTTGATCCTAAACTAATGCCTAAGATTGTCGCTGGTGACGTAGCTCCGCATGATCTTAAAGAATTGAGTAGCTATCTTCGTAACCTTAACGGTGCTGATATTAACCTCGCAAGTCAGCCTGATATTGTGGATGCACTCTTGGAGAACGCTGAACTGCCTACTCTAGACAGAGAGCTTTATGAAGCTGACCTAGAGGCTGAACGTAGGCTTGCTAATGCTAAAGCTAACCCTCCTGAGCCTACACAAGAGGCAGAGGGTAAATGACTTGGCAACGTAAGAACTATGAAGTCCCTGATGCTAGATTAGTACAAGCTGAAAGAGAGGTTTATAGTACCTTTGGTGATATGGTATCCATTGATGCTAAAGCGAAGTCCCTAATTAAGTTCGGTAAGTCTGCCCCTCTTACTGCTGATACTATAGCTACGGTGTGGACAGTTAATAATACTCACGAAACTTATGTGTCTACCAACACCATTGATAGTATCTCCTCAAGTTCCACTTTGGATGGAGAGGAAATATACATTGAAGGCCACACAGTAACAGGTACAGGGTTTGACCAAAAGTTTACCTTTGTAACCCAAGTGGTCAGCCTTAATGGGCGCACAAGGGTGGCCTTACCCATTCCCTTAGCTAGGGTCTCAATCGCTATCAACAATAACGGTAGCCTGCTCCAAGGTCGTGTTGTAGTTTATGAGGATACAGCCCTAACGAATGGCATACCTACAGATGTAACCAAGATACACATTGACATTCCTCTAGGATTTCAAGAGTCCTTCAAAGGGGCTACCACCTTTAGCGACACTGATTATTACATCTTAACAGGCGGCTTTGGTGGTGTATCGGGTAAGCAAGCTGCTGCGGTAGACTTCTACCTAGAGACTAGACTGGCAGGTAGGGTGTTCGTTCAAGGCGCTGCTGTATCAGCTAACTCCCTAGGTAGTAATTGGGTTATTAACTTAGACCCTGCAATCATAATCCCTAGAAATGCTGATATTCGTATTGTAGCTGAGTCTGACTCTAATAACGCCGTGGTGTTTGGTAGCTTTCAAGGGTATTTAGCAAAGGTAATAGAATGACACAAGTTAATATCCTAAAAGCGCGTTACGCGAATGATATATTCACCACTGAGTTAGAAGCCAAGTCTCGTAGTATGGATATGGGCTTCAACGGTGCAGTACACGTAAGTACATACGATGGACAGGCCGTATATATGCCCGCTGAGAGCCAAGAAGAGTATTTGGCATACTACACACCTGAGAACAACACTAGCCCCTTCAGTGACCTCGACAACGGCACAGACAGTGAGCCTACAGTGGATAAACTGGAAGCCCTCCGGGTTGTTATCTCTGAAATCCTTAAGTCTGACTTCGCCAAAGCTGAATACCAAGGTGAGCAAGTAACACTCAACAAGCCTCGTCGCACTAAAGGTGGGAATAAGAAGTTTGAAGTGTTTGTTCAAGATGGCGGCAAAGTCAAAAGAGTTGCTTTTGGTGATCCTAATATGGAAATCCGTAGGGATGATGCAAAGGCTAGGGCAAGTTTTCGCGCTAGGCACAGTTGCGACAGTAAGAAAGACAAGACGAGTGCTGGTTATTGGTCTTGTAGGATGTGGGAGGCTGACACCACCGTGAGCGAAACTACTAAGGCTGATGAAGCCATGAAGATCATCAAGATTGATGAAGATCAACGTATCATCTACGGGTGGGCCTCAGTTACCACGTACAATGGTGAACTTGTAGTAGACCTACAGGGTGATGTCATCAAAACAGATACGCTACACAAGTCAATCAATGAGTTTATGAAGGGTGTCCGAGTTGGGAAACTCAATCACTCAGGTGAACAAGTAGGGCAGATTGTCCATTCGTTCCCCATGAGCAAAGACATTTGTGAAGCACTAGGAATCCAGTCTGACAAGGAGGGTTGGATCACTGGTTATCACGTAACTGATGACGCTCTCTGGGAAAAAGTCAAGTCTGGTGATTACGCGGAATTTAGCATTGGGGGCCGCGCCCAGAAACAGGAGTTCTAATGCCAACTGAACTTATTAATCTAGAACTAGACGAGTTGAGTTTGGTTCCCAAAGGGGCCAATCCTATGGCTAAGGCTCCCATATTCAAAGCTCTCAATGGAGACGACATGACGGAAACTACAGATAAAATGGCACCTGAAATGGACGCCAAGATTAAAGCCTACATGAAAGAGAAGGGTTGTGATCGCAAGACCGCAATGGATGCTCTTATGAAAGCCTTCGATGAAGCTGAAACACTTAACGCTAGTGTTGAGAAGATGAAGGTAGAGAACGAACGCCTGCGTAAGCACTTCCTTGATGAAGGCTACACAATCGAGGCTGATAAAGTAACCAAAGCTGCTGTACCTGAGTATGTAACTTATGAAGGTGAACAGATCAACAAAGCTGACATTCCAGCACCAATCCTTAAAGCACTTGAGACTGCTGAAGTTGAAAAAGCCGATGCTGCCTTGACTAAACGTGCTGAAGAAACTCTCCCACACTTTGATGTAGCTACCGCTAAAGGTTTGCTCACAGCAGTAGACAAAATGAGTGACGCTGAAGTTCTTATTGCTGCTCTTGAGGCTGCTGATAAAGCCTTCGCGGATAAGATGGAAGAATTTGGCAAGTCGTCTGCTACAGGTGATTTCGCTACCCCCAAAGATGCTCTTGATACAATGGTTAAAGCCTATCAAGACGAAAACAAAGTAGGTTATCACAAAGCCTATGCTGAAGTAGCTAAGACCGCTGAAGGTAAAGCTCTCATTAACAAAACCTACAAAGACAAGGAATAATTAAATGGCTGTAATGCAATCCCGCGATACACGCACTTTTGAAGCTGGTGGTGACCTCTCCGCTGGCCAATTCAAATTCGTAACTCTTGCTGCTGACGGTCAAGTTGACATCACAGCTTCTGCTGGTGGTAATGCCATTGGCGTCCTCCTGAATAACCCCTCTGCTGCTGGCTACGCTGCTACCGTATGTGTGTCAGGTTCGGTTATGATTACTTGTGGTGGCACTGTCACTGCTGGTGACCAACTGCAATCAGACGCAAGTGGTGATGCACTCTTGGCTGCTACTGGTGACGTTGTTCTTGGCTACGCTCGTGAAGACGGTGTTGATGGTCAGATCATCGAAATGGAATTCATTACTGGCGGTAACGTCGCAGCCTAATAAAGCATAAGGAATAACAATATGCCTCTTTTGACCCCTAGTGCAGTCCACGTTGACCAGCCACTAACAAACATGACGATTGCTTTTAACCAAGAGCCTTCCAACTTCATTGCGGACCAAGTGTTCCCTGTAGTTTCGGTTCCTAAGCAGTCCGATAAGTATTATGTCTACAACAAGGACGACTCCAACCGTACAGGTAACGTGAAGAAACTCGCGCCTCGTACCGAAGTTGAGCGTATTGGTTTGTCGGTATCGCTGGACGCTTACTACGCTGAAGTCTACGGCCTTGGTGCTGACTTCTCCGAGCAAGACCTTGCCAATGAAGATACTGCACTTGAGATTCGCTCTCAGCAAGCCTTTGACGTAGTTAACCAGCTTCGTATCCACCGGGAGCAACAGTTTGCGGACACCTTCTTCAAGACTGGTGTTTGGGGTACTGAGTACACAGGTGTTGCTAATGCTGACAACGATACCGCAGCAGAAGTCACACAATGGTCTGACTACACCAACTCTACTCCTATCGTAGACGTTACAACCGCTCGTCGTACAGCCTTCCTTAAGTCTGGTGGCTTCGACATGAATACAATGGTTGTTGATATGGAGACACGCGATGTGTTGGTCAACCACCCTGATATTCTGGCACGTTTGAATGGTGGTGCTACCATCACGAACACCGCTTTGGTTACTAATGCCAAACTCGCGGAAATCTTCGAGGTAGAGAACTTCTTCGTGATGAAGGCAATCGCCAACACTGCTGCTGAAGGTCTTACAGCCTCCAATGGCTTTATCTCCTCTAAGAAAGCTATG